AGTAATTGGATCCTCGACAGGTTTTTAGTCACAGAAAAAATGACCCGCAAAAAAGTTACTGATATCGCTAAAAAACGTGCCGTTCAAATGGAAGAACGGCGCAAGGCAAAGAACAAAGTCGAAGAATATAAAGCCCGGAAAACAAAGGCTGAAGCGGAATTGGCCGAGCAAAAACTGGCGGCACAGGCGGGGGATTTAGTTGGCGCGGACGCCGCGTCTGAAGTCGTACAAAATGCGCTGACGGTTTTCCGCGAAGCCCTGCGCACCAACCGTAAAATAGTTCGGGCAATTCGTGACGCTAAAACGGAGCAAGCTGCGCTAACTGTTTTAACTTCGGCTTTTGATGTCGCCTCTAATTTGGTTTTAAAAACACTAGATGTCGAAACTGAAAACGCACCGTAAATTAGCGGCTGCGCTACGTCGGGCGCTTTTTGCCCCGACAATGCCCGACCCTGTCGAGTTTTACGAAAACGAGTTTATACTGTCAACGTCGGACGCCGCCGAGCACGGACCGCCGCGCATAGACGACGCGCCATGGCAGGCAGAAATCATACGTTGTCTGGCGTCTGATAAAGACGAGGATAAATTCATTGTTTTAGCGAAGTCGTCCCAGACAGGCGGCACGACGCTTATAACGCAGGACATTTTCAGGGAGGCGAAATACCGGCCCGGCCCTTTTGGGGTCGTGCTCCCTACTATCCACGCACGAAAGACATTTTCGCAAGATAGGTTTGAGCGGTCGTTAGAGTCGTCGCATTCGGTCGCTGAAGTATTCGTCGCAAGAAAATCACGGGACTCCGGCAACACAATTGCAGCAAAAAGATTTTTTGGCGGACAGGTACATTTTCTTTCGGGAAAATCAACGACGGCGCTAAAATCAAAACCATTTCGCAGGCTTTACATTGACGAAGCCAACGAGCTGGAACGTAATTTAAATTCGCAAGGTGACACCGTAGAGATAGCGCAAAAACGTGTCGAAGCGTTCGGCGGGTCTGGAAAAATCTTTATCGATTCGACCCCGACAAATGCGAAGTTTGGAACTATTGAAAAATGGCACGAGCGGGGAACGCAGCATAGTTTTTTAGTTCCATGTCCCGAGTGCTCAGCAAAACAAAAACTCACGTTTGCACAATTTCGGTACGAAAAACCCGAAGTAGGTAAAAACGTCGCGGCTGTAAATTATGAGTGCGCAGCATGTGCGGCAGTTTCTCCCGAGGAAGCGTGGCGGAAACAGATTAAAAACGGCGAATGGGTGGCGAAGTATCCGGGGCGGGCGATAAAATCTTTTCACATTTGGCAAGCTTACATGCGGCACCGTTCGTGGACGCGTATCGCTACGGAGTACGAACGTGTAAAAGACGACGTTGATGCGCTTCGGGTGTTCGTTAATCAAACGCTCGGGGAATCGTTTGTCGAGGCGACAGATATTCCGTGGGAGAAAATTCATGACTTACAAGAAGACTTCGAAATCGGTAAAATCCCGGCGGGCGGGTTGGTTTTAACCGCGTTTGTTGACGTTCAAAAAAGCAGGTTTGAAGCAGGCGTTATTGCGTGGGGTAAAACTGAGTCGTGGTTTGTGGATTATTTTACGATCCCCGGCGGTCCGTCGGACGCGTCAGCGTGGGCGAGGCTTACGGATTTTTTATCGCAGAGGTATGCGCGGACGGATGGCGTTTCAATGGCCCTGACGTCGGTGGGCATAGACTCCGGGTATGATACCCAAGCTGTATACGCGTGGGCACGGCAGCATGCGGGACTTGTATTTGTCACGAAGGGTAGCAATAGTTTTTTAGCTCCGGCCACGATTCCCCCCAAAGCCGTCGACGTAAACTATCGTGGCGAGCGAATTTCGAACGGTATACAATTATGGACTATGGGTGTTTCGCAAATAAAGCGCGAGTTATATTCTTGGTTTTCCTTGCGCCCAAAAGAAGAATTAATAGACGGGCACCGCGTTAAGATGTTCCCGAAAAACTATATGCATTTTGCCCGGTATGGTGAAGAGTTTTGCCGCTCGTTGGTTTCTGAACGTATCGACGCGGCAAATAAAAAAAATGGTCGGGGCAAGTCGGTATCGTGGGTTAAGATTTTTGAGCGTAACGAGGTGCTCGATATTGCCGTCGGAAACCGGTTTTTATCGATTGTGCTCGGTCTTGATCGATGGGGCGAGCGTGAGTGGGAACGCCAGGCGCTCAGTCTTTTACCGAGGCGCTCGAACGTAGCAAGCACGCCGCGCGTACAGCGGACAAGCCGGGTAGTTTCGCGAGGTGTGGAAATTGATTGACGGAGCGTTCAAGCATTGTTCAGCCGTTGGCCGTGACGTTCGACACACTCGAAGAACTCCGCGAATATAAAGCGGCGATTAAAGTCGCGCTTAAAGCAAGGCTCGCCGGCGTGTCGGGGTCAATATCCGGCGGCGGGTTTAACCAATCGTTTACCCGTTCGTCTATTGCAGAACTGCGCTCGGAACTCGCTATCGTCGAGGCTGAGGAAAAAAACATGCTCGGGGAATCTGCTGTGCGCGTCGCGTATATAATGGGAAAGCGTGATGGGTTTATTTAGCCTTTTTAGCTCAAAAGTTAAAACGGGCGCGCTCCGCGTCGGTGCGGCGTTTAACGGCGCGCGCATGCTGAGACAGTTTAAAAACTGGCGTACGTCGAACGGTTCACCCGACGGCGAAATTATAACAGACCTGCCGACGCTGCGTTATAGGTGCCGTGACCTGCATAAAAATAATGCCATCGCCCGTGCGGCCGAGGATGCTATTACTCGCAATGTCGTTGGACTCGGGCTTAAAATGCAAACGGCTGTCGACTATGCCGCGTTGTCGCGTGAATTGAACATTTCTTCCGAGGAAGCAGAAAAGCTTGCGGACGACTTTGAGCAGAAAATCGAAAGCGCGTGGCATGCTTACTATAATTCGACCGCATGCGACGCGCGCGGGGTATCGGATGGCCCGGAGAAAACCCGGCTCGCGTTATCGTCAGTGCTGCAATCCGGTGACGTGTTCGCCACGTTCCCCCGGATAAACGGCTTTCCCCGTCTCGGGCTGATTGAGGCCGATCAGGTGCAGAACCCGCAACACAGATCCTCAACGGCTTCGCTCCGCGAGGGCGTGCAGGTCGATGAGAACGGCGCGCCCGTCGGGTATTGGGTCAATACGAATCAGGAACAGTGGCCGCAGGATCTGCGTTTTGTTCCTAAAATCGGCGCGGAATCCGGCCGCGCTATAATTTTACACCTGTTCCGGGAGGAAAGGCCGGGGCAAAACCGCGGCATCCCATGGGCCGCTCCGGTTATCGAGCAGCTTAAAAACCTTGATGGGTACGAAAAAAGCGAAATTACAGCGGCGCTCGTCAGTTCTTTTCTGACGTTTTTCGTCGAGAAGCCGGTCGGGGCGACCGGGCACGCGCTGCCCGGCGCGACCAGTGAAGCCGAGGAAGAACTCGGCCCTGATTTTCAGGCAGGCCCGGCCGCAATTCTGGAACTCCCCGGCGGGTGGAAAGTCAACCCGCATAACCCCGGCCGCCCGAACGCAAACGCTGTTGGCTTTATAGAGAGTGCGCTAAAAAAAATAGGCAGTGCACTTGGAGTGCCATTTGAAATGCTTCTTTCACATTATACTACGTCATTTACGTCTGCGCGCGCCGCCCGGATTGAATTTTGGAAAACTGTCACGGTGTGGCGTTCATGGCTCGTAGAAAATTTTATGCGCGTTTGGTATGAAGAGTTTTTAACGGACGCCATAATCTCAGGACGTGTAGACGCTCCCGGCTTTTTTACGTCTGACACGCTTCGCCGGGCGTGGGCGGGGGCGAATTGGTTCGGCCCGGCGCTCGGTCAAATAAATGAAAAAGTCGAGACTGATGCGATCGCGGCTGTCATTGGCATCGGAGGCAAATCAGCCACCGCCGCCTTTGCCGAGGCGTACGGCACCGACTATGAGGACACCATTCGCGCGCTGGGGCGCGAGCGAAAATTCAGGGAACGCCTTGGCGTGAAACTTGCACTTGATGAAACCACATACGTAAACATTGCTAATAAAGCGGCTAACGCAGAGATAGCGAAGACGCAAGAGGAAATCGATGCACTTTCTAATACACCACCCGAAAACTAATTTACGCAAGATGCAGGGCGGCGCTCCGGCGGAGACGCCCGCGCGTGTTCAGACAAATATCGGGGTCATCCCGGTCACGGGGGTTCTGTCGCAGCGCCCGGATTGGTTTGATTGCGGGAGCACGTACGCCGGTATCTGCGCGGCGCTCGAGCGTTTCGAGGCTGAGCCGGCAATCAGCGCTATTATCCTTGACGTCGATTCGTGCGGCGGGTCCGCCGATGGGGCT